TAGAGAATGTTCGCGCAACCGCCGCAGAGCTAGGCACTGTAATTTCCAACCTACCTCTCCCTTTTGGCAAGGATGCAGAGAAATTAAAGTTTAGCGATCTACCGTCTGGACTCAAGGACCTCATTGAGTCAATGATTACTCGTGTCGAGGCAAAAATCGGTAAAAAGGATGCAGATATTGCTACGCAAAGTCTAAAATCCTACATGTCTGGAGCAGATGTTTACTCTCAGGGTGAAGTTCAATCTGAGATGAGCAAGCTGCTCCGACTCCTTACCTAAAAAGTAGGGTAAAATTATCCCTAGGTGGAGCGCCTTGCGTATTATGCGTAAGTCCCTCGGCCTTGACTGTAAATCAGTGGGTGGAACAACCACCCAAAACTAACTGGCCTAGGAGGTACAGTGTACGACCAAATTAAAACTCAGCTAGATTCACTCGCTGAGCTAGGTGACGATCAAGTCACAGAGCTTCAGGCAGAGATCATCTCGCAGTTTGAAATGGTTGAGGGTGAAGACCCGACTCCTGAGACAGTTGATGCTATGACGTCGCTTGCCGACTCTCTAGACATGGTACGCGGGGAACTTTCAAACCGCGAAGCACAGGCTGCAGAACTTGCAACTCGTGCAGCAGAAGCTACTGCCCGTGTCAAGGGTATGGCTGACGACGAAGGAGAGGAAATGGCTATGACCGAAGAAGACGTACCTATGGACGAAACTCCAGCAGAGGAAACTCCTGCTGTAGAAGAGACCGAAGAGGTAGAGGCAGAAGAGATGCCAGCCGAGGAAGAAGAAGAGATGGAAGAAGAGGAAATGTCGATTAAGGCATCCGCTTCTGAAGAACTCGCTTCTGCCGAAGTTGTTGTTGACACTGCTGTCGAGATTACCGAAGCTGCAGAACTTTCTGCAGAAGAAGTAGTCGAAGAGGTTACCACTGAAGCTGAGCTTTCTACCGATGAGGTAGTAGCCGCAGCAGAAGAGGAAGTCGTCGAGACTCCAGTTGAGACTGAGGCTGCTGCCGAGGAACTTGCTGAAGTTGTAACAGAGGCTGCTGCAGAACTTTCTGCAGAAGAAGAAGTTACTACTGAAGTAGTTACTGAGGACGCCACAATTCAAGCATCAACCGCTCAGGTAGACGGTTCTGAACTATCAACCACGACTGAAGAAGCCACTGAGCTCTCTTCAGATGAAACTATTGAAACATCAACAGCTCTTGTAGAAGAGCAGAAGGAGCAAGCAGTGACTGCTGCAGCTGAACAGCCTTTCGAGGCCCCAGCCGACCGTCAACCTGTAGTTCAGGAATCTCTGGCACCTGTAGTAGCAATTACTGCTGGCGCTGACATCCCTGGATACACCGCGGGAAGCACCATTAACGATATGTCTGAGCTATCTCAGGCCATGGAGAAGAGACTTCACTCTCTTCGCCGTGTAAACGGTGGCGACGGAGAGCAGCACATTGTTGCGTCTTTCTCGACCACATATGCTGAGGACCGCTTCCTCGGTACCGATGCTGAGGCCAACTCGGCCAAGATTGAATCACTATCAGCCCAGGCACTTGTTGCTTCTGGTGGACATGGTGCTCCAGTTGAGACCAAGTATGACATCTTCGGCCTAGGTTCAACCACTGTACGTCCAGTACGTGACTCACTTCCAAAGTTCCAGGCAGACCGTGGCGGTATCCGCTTCGTAACTGCTCCGAGCTTTGCATCGGGTGACTACGCTGACGCTGTTGGTGTATGGACTGCTGCTGTTGACGCTGCTCCAGGTGGCGCAACAAAGGAAAGCCTAACGGTTGTTGCTGCTGCAGAAAACACCGCAGTAACTGACGCTGTAACACTACAGCTACAGTTCGGTAACCTAATGACCCGTGCGTACCCAGAGTTGATTGCTCGCCACAACGAGCTAGCTCTAGTTGCACACGCTCGTGCAGGTGAAGTTGACCTACTAACCAAGATTGCTGCAGCATCAACTGCAGTTACTTCCGGAACCATCCTTGGTTTTGGTCGCGACTTCTTGGTATCAGTACGTAAGGCAGCTGTTGCTTACCGTTCACGTCACCGCATTGCTCAGACCACTACACTAAAGGCTCTTATCCCAGACTGGGTATACGATGCTATGGCTTCTGACCTTGCAGTTTCAATGCCTGGAGACAGCACCCTAGCTGTTGGCCGTGCAGAGATCGAAGGCTACCTATCTGGTTCAAACGTAACTCTAGTCGGTTCACCTGACATGACTTACTTTGGTGCTCAGGGTGCAGCTGCACTTCTTGAGTTCCCAGATAGCTTCGACTGGTTCCTATTCGCTGAAGGAACATTCTTGTTCCTAGACGGTGGATCGCTGGACCTAGGTATTATCCGTGACTCGTCACTAGTTGGAACCAACGATTACAAGATGTTCGTTGAGACCTTCGAGGGCGTTGCCAAGGTTGGTATCGAATCTCTAAAGATCACTCAGACCGTTAACATTAACGGTTCGGCTGCTGCATTGCGCGACACCCTTGGTGGCGTAGCTGCATCAACCATCGAGCTCTAAATATAACTAAATAGGGCGGCTCCCCGGGCTTCGGCTCGGGGGGCTCCCACCCCCTAAATAATTTTAAATTAAGGATTTTAAATGGCTTTCTCAAAGACAGGCGTAGTATCGGCACCCGCAATCGTGCCATCCGCCTTTGGTCTACTTGCTGTTGTTAAGCCAGAGAACGCTCCAGGAGAGGACCAGTGGGTCCGCGGTTTTGCCCAAGAATGGGAGACCACCGTACAGGAGCTCAAAAACTGGGATGACACAGATAACACCAGTGGGTCTGTAGTTACCGGCGGAGTTATCAACTACTACGATGACATCAAGCCCTTCTTCATCGAATTGACCGAGGTACGCTCGGGACTAAGTTTCAACGCTATTGACAGAATTGCTCGACTATCTCGTCAGATTGAAGGCATGAGCCAGAAATCTATAGAGACAGAGCTTTGGGACGGTGCGGTTCGAAAGGGCGAGAGTCACGACAATAAAGCCCTATCTGATGCCGGAACTGATCTAGTTAATAGCGGAACCGCTCTTGGTGCCATACTTGCACTTGCTGAGCTAGAGCGCTCAATTGCAGTCGCATCAGACGCAGGCGAGACTGGAGTAATCCACATGACCAGCGACGTAGCTTCCCTTCTAAATACTAGGTTAGAGAAGTCAAAAGACGGAACTCTTGTCACTAGAATTGGCACCCCAGTAATCGTAGGTGCTGGCTATTCAGGTAATGGCCCAACAGGTGTAACAGGTGCTGCTGCATCAGGCACCAACAAATGGATTTATGGCACAGGCGCTGTCAAGGTTTACCTTGGTGACGTTGATGTCGTAAACGACAATCTAGCGCAAGCTTACGATGTGTCGGGCAATAAAAATGACATGAGGATCAAGGCAATCCGCCCTGCGGCAGCTTACTTTGACACATCCATCCACCTCGCTGTTCGAGTCGATCTAACAGCTTAATCAAGAAATAAGGAGAATAGCTTATGGCTACTCAAGAATATGCAGCCAGCATTCAGGGTGTGTCAATCCGTGTCACACGCCTAGATGCTGCTGGGAACCTTATGACTGGCAATCAGGATAGCTACACTACCTCCGCCTTCATGAGAGTTTCTTTTACCCCCGAGTACGAAGAGGGCGACGAGATCACTGAAAAGGGCGCTAACGGCGTTATTTGCGTGACCTACAAGGCCCCGGACACTCTAAAGCGAATCACTATGGAACTTGCTATCTGCGAGCCAGACCCAGAGCTTTCGGCTCTGATTTCTGGTGGACTACTACTACGCAAGAACCTAGGCACCGCGCTCGACCCAAACAACAAGTCAATCGGTTGGGCCGCTCCTGGTGTTGGTGATGACCCTGCCGGCAACGGTGTTGCCATTGAAGCATGGTCCCACGCAGTGAAGAGCGGAAAGCGTTCTGGCGTTCTTCCTTACTTCTACTGGGTCTTCCCGTACGTCAAGATGCGTCAGTCCGGCGACCGTGTTATTGAAAACGGTCTAATGGCTAACACCTTCGAAGGCTATGGTCTAGGAAACGAGAACTTTAAGTCAGGTATCGACGGCCGCTGGGAGTTCCCGGTTGCTACGGAGCGTCCATACGCTTATGCACGTTCTGACTGGGCTCCAACCGGACTATCTGGATTCTACACTTGGACTGACAACGCAACTGACCAGGTAGTATTTACCTCGGCTAATGCTAGCTCACCAAGCGCCATCACAGTTGACAGCTTCCTTGCAACACTGACTGACACTACTGCAAGCCTGACCTTTAGTGCACCGCCACTACTAGAAGTTGGCGATGTTATTTCAGTTCAGAATGTTGGATCACTATTTAATGGTGACAAGACTGTCTCTGGAGTATCGGGTAACGTTGTTAGCTACCTAAACTCTTCAATTACTCAAGACATTCTAAGCACGCCTGTCACCCGTGGCGCTCGTGTAACGACTGTGAACTCATTGACAGAGAGCTTCCCGTACCCAGTTGCAACTACTAGCATCACCTCTGGTGGAGCTGGCTACAATGTGCCAGGAGCAGTTGGCTATGACGAAGACGGTTCTATTGATAACGTAATTACGTCAAACGAAAACCCTAGCTAAAAATAGTTAACAAGAACGGGTGGCGGCTTGAGCAAACTAGCTTAGGCTACCACCCGTTAAACTTTATCTAAGAGGTAATAAATATGGCAAGCAACCTTTGGGTACTCCCAGAAGACATGGGAGATTTCTCCTACACTGAGTACAGCTTAGAGGCTGCTCAGACTGCGTCGAATCTACTCTGGGCAATGTCCGGTCGCAAGTATATGGGTGAGACAGTTGTAACTGAGCGTTACACCTGCACTCTTAGAAATAACCGCATGGGGGCGTCTACTAACACAATTAGCCCCGTTCTTTTTGGCGGAGACGTTTTCAACATCCCTTCAGGGGATTTTGACGAGTACTCCGAGCTAGCTGCAGATGGCATGTCTCCTGACTCTCGAATACGCCTCCGCGGCCGTCCCGTAACTAGAATTATAACTATTCGTAATAGGACAGGCACTATCTTAGATCCTTCAAGCTACTACCTTGTAGACCACTCAACAATACATATTAAATCCGGTACCCCCTGGACACCCTGCAATGTAGAAGTTACTTACGCTTACGGGATGCCAGTGCCAATAGCTGGAAAAATGGCTGCTCGTAAATTAGCGATTGAATTTGCTCGACTTTGGGCTGGTGACGAAGATTGCGAGCTACCTCAGCGTGTAACCTCCGTCTCAAGGCAGGGCGTCTCGTACACAATCTTGGACAACCAAGAATTCATTGACGAACTTCGAACCGGTCTCTATGAGATTGACTTGTTTCTAAAAGTCGTAAACCCGGATAATGCTCGTCGCAAGTCAAAGGTGTTCTCCCCTGACAGACCTCGTGCTCGTAAGTATGTAGCTAAGCCACTAAAGCAGGTAGCAGACCCCGAGTTCGATCTTTCAATGAGTGCCACCGTTCAGACCGCTTCAGTTAGCTGGTCTTCCGCTGGCAGTGGGGCAGATCTGAGTAATTTTTTCCCCGCATCCGGGTGGTCGCCAGTTGTTAATCTTAGAAATTACGGAGCCACTAAATCATCTCCTATCGATGGCAACTTCACGCTAACCACCGTCGAAGGGGAGGACATATTAAGTTTTACTATAACCTACAAGGAAGCGCAAGCTACTCTAGGTATGGTGGATCCAGGAACATGGGAGCTCTACGGCAATCAAATGGTTGACGGCCTAGAGAGCCTTACTCCGATACTTGCATCTGGAAACCTCCAGATCAAGACGTATTAAGAAAGAAGAAATCATGTCAGTACAAACTAACTTTCGTGCCCAGGATATGCCAGGTAGCGCAAAGCCAGTAGTGAAGAAAGCAGCTCCTAAGTACGTTGCACCTAAGCCAGAGCCAGTTGTTGAAGTTGCCCCGGTTGTAGTTGAAGACGTAGTTGAAGAAGAAGTTGTTGTAGAGGACGACACAGCTACAGAAGCTGAGTAATCATGGTAAGCGGAGAGCTAGATCTAAGTGGTGTCTCTGAGGACGCAGTAAATCTTCGGGACATGATGTCAGGTGTGCTTCAAAGGGTTGCTACTGTTTTTCAGTCCTATAACGTCCCGCTACCACGCCGTCAGTATTGGACGATGGGCATGCCCGCTATTGACTGTGAGCAACTAGTTGTCTACTTCCAACAAATGTATCTAGGGCCTCCAGGAGCACAAGCTGGTGAACCTCAGCGGTGTCATGTGCCACGTAGTGCTACAATGACGATCTCTATATCAAGGGAGACGCCAATAGTAGGTCAGAATGGCCGACCTCCTTCTGCAGAGCGTATAGAAGCTGCTTCGGAGATTATGGCCATCGACGCATGGGTTTTAATGGAGTCCATTAATCAATTAGACCAATGGGATGAGACCGGCTATGGTATTGGAGTACTTGCTACCCTAGAAACCTCTGCACCCGAGGGCGGCTTTCAGACTACAGACTTAGTGATTACTATGGCGGTACCATAAAATGCCAGCATGGGGTTTAATACCAGATAGTCCAATCATATATTGGGCGGGCAAAGGCTTACGCTCTCGAAGCAGAGGTAGGCCAGCTAGCTCTAGGATGGCTAGAGCATCGGTCTACCTTGAATTGTCTGGTGTTGTTATATATAAACCAATCCTCAATTATGAGATGAACGTACCAAGCGGCATGGTGGGGCGGCACATGCATAAAATAGGTGTAAAGATAGTTGCCGGTGCCAGAAGACAAGTTGGTGTTAAGACAGGAGCTCTTAGGGGTTCCATCTACATGCACCACCGAGGATCAGCTAACGGCCAAACACTAAAAATTGGCTCTGGACTAAATTACGCCTACTTGCACCACCAGGGGACTCGCCCGCATATAATCACCCCAAATAAACCCGGGGGGAATCTAATTTTTAGCAAGGGTTCTAGAATCATAAAAACAAAAATAGTCCAACACCCGGGGACAAAGCCTAATCGCTACCTAAGCAGCCAACTGATACGTCACATTAGATAGTACAATTGATGTATCTGCGTATTTATGTAGGTATTGACGATACAGGAAAGACATATAATGGAAAGATTCAAAGATTTTGGTGCTGGCAAAGAATTGACTGCTCGTGAGCCCGTTACATTTAAACTACACGAAGAAGAATTTACCTGCGTAAGGCATATCCAGGGGTCGGTTCTATTAGAACTTATTGCAAAATCATCAAGCGAAGATAGTGGAACATCTGCTCAAGTGATTACTGATTTTTTCGGAAACATATTAGTTGACGAGAGCTTCAAACGATTCAATACGTTAATTCATCACAAGGAAAAAATTGTACATGTCGAAACTCTAAGCGAGATTGTTGCTTGGCTAGTAGGACAGTACTCAGACCGCCCAAATC